TTACTGCAGCTCCGCTATCCTGGTCACTGCTACATAAATGTCCTGTATCTTATACCAGGTTGGATAATCCACCACTCCGGATGCGGGAAGTCCGAATATATTCTGGAATTTTTTTACAGATGCAGCAGTAGCCGGACCATAAATACCATCCACAGTCACTGACGGGATGGCAGGATAGGCTTTTGCTATGGCATTAAGCTGTTCCTGGATCTGCTGTACCTTTTCTCCGGTAACACCGATAGTCAGGTCATATCCCGGCCAGGACGCGGGAATCCCGGAAACTGCTTCCGCCACATTGATATACATATCGTTTCCATAGAAGCTCCGCAGGATCTCAATTGCGGAATATCCCTGATCTCCCAGAGCTTTGCTTCCCCACTGGGTCATCCATCCCCGGTTCCTGCACTGCACCTGGTGTCCGTCACAGTACTGGGTCAGGATCGGCTGACGTACATCCGGTCTGGAAAGGTAGTTTTCAAAAAGTTCATCCACGATCCGGTCTATACTCTCAAAAATATTCCTGCCATGGATCCATTTGTGGTCGTATGCTGTGGAGGATGTAATGGTGAAATCATAACCCTTATTCCGGTACCACTCTGTATAAACTCTGTTCAGAGTAAACGACATGATCGCAAGAACATTGGCACATAAATGATGATACAATATCCGTCCGGCAGTGGGTACCTGCCGGACTTTTTTATAATAGGAAGTTATTTTGTCTTTGCCTTCACATGTTCGATCACCTTTTTCCAGGAATCAATACCACAGGTTCCACTTACCTTTACGCCTGTGTTTTTCTGGAAAACTTTCAGGGATGTTTCTGTATCGTCTCCGAAACGGCCATCCACAGTAACACCAAGTACAGACTGCAGCACAGAAACTGCAACGCCGGAATTCCCTTTCCGGATGATTGGAAGCTGGGTCTCAAACTTTCCCGTCAGAACTACTGCCTTTTTTGAAGTCTGTACCGGATACACTGCTTTTCCGTTCCAGTCATAGATGGTGTATCCCTGTTTCCACTCTTTCTTTGCATTCTCAAGGCTCTTGTATGCTCCGATCTGGCTCTTGCTGTCAGCCCAGGACTTTCTTGTGCGATAATACTTATCTACCGTCGGTGTGTCGGTCTTAGCTCCGATCAGCTGCTTGAACCGGTTCCAGTCACCTTTTGCACGGATTGCTGACGGGCAGTTCTTTGCACATACATCATAATGCTGCACAACTCTGTCTGCCGGGATTCCCAGCTGTTTCATAAGCTGTTTGCACACCTGGACTGTATTCTGGAAAGCTTTCTCATAGTTATAGCCCGCCTGAACGCACATCTCGATTCCTACTGAATTTCTGTTGTTGACAGTACCGAACAGCCGACCGCCGTAGTTGACGCCCACGTGCCATGCTCCACGGTTGTATGGAAGCGCCTGATACGCTTCTGTGTCGTCCACATATACATGTGCAGAATATCCCTTAAAGTTGCCATCATGCTGTGCTTTTGCATGCGCTTTCGCATTTGCACCCTTGGCATAGTTATCCGTGTTGTGAATTACGATATATGCCGGTTTCTGACCTGCATAGCTATTGTTGTTACTGATAAGGCTTGTGTTGATATTCATGGTATTACTCTCCTTTTCTGTTTTTGATGTCTTGATAGATAATATACCGTTCAGGATGTTGATGATTTTCTGTCCGTAGTTCTTTCCGGATGCCCAGCCCTGTCCTTTGGGATTTTCCTGGATGCCGAGATGCTCAACATACTCAGCGCAGCCTCTTGATACGTATGTATATCGCGGGTCAATACATTTCTGTTTCAGTCCGTCTGTACAAGCGTAAGCCTGCAGATGCTGGATCTGCGCCCTGATTCCTTCTTTCGCAGTTTTAAAGCTGCAGCCTTTCTTTCCTGTGACGTTCACACCTAATCCGCAGAAATTATTCTGATCAAGTGTTACTGCTGATCCCGAAAACGTGAAGTTTCCTGTTTCCAAACAGGACTGGGCAAAAGCAATGTCACCACGCACGCCCTCTTCCGTGCCTTCCGTGATATACAGAGGAATCATCTTTGTGACCGAATCGGACACCTGTGGATTTACTTTTTTGATGTAAACCTTCATCTGTTCAACGCTGGCCTGTGGGGTTCCCATGATCTTTATCATATTTTCCTCCTGTGAGGGTGATCACTCACCCTCTGAATTTTTATATTTTGTTCTTTCCCAGATCTCCTTGACTTTCTCCCAGCCTCCGGTTGCAACCAGATACACGATAAATGCTGCAATCACAGATGCTACAATGTAATACCAGGTTATTGCAGCTTTATAATATGTGCACAGAATCAGTAATGCTACCGGGCACAGAATCAGGGATGCTACAAGGGCAACAATACTGGTCTGAATGTTCTTCAGACCTGGAAGATCTTTGATCACCTGCACGATTGCTGAAACGATAAATGCCAGGATTCCGATCAGGGCCAGGGCGTAAGTTACATACTGTGTGATAGTGTTAATATTCATAGTCATTCTCCCTTTCTTTTGATATGCAGTTCTTCAATTTCCTGTTTCATTTTTGTTACCATGCCATTTCCGCCAAGTCTGTGGTAAGCTTCGTACATTTCGCAGAAATTCTGATATGCGTATGACGGAATATCTCCCATCTTCGTATACTTTGAGTGATACTCAATCATCTGGACGCGAAGCAAGAGCATAGTTCCCTTACTGTTTGCGTCTCGATCTTTCTTCTGATTTTTCAGAAGCCAAACGATATAACCAAGCAAAATCGGCAATGCGATAAGATATGTTTGTGTGAGTATTTCTTTCAATTATTCACGCTTTCTCCGGCTATTGCGCCGGCGCAATTTTCTGTAAAATAAAAGAGCCTGTCACGGCTCGGCTCTGATCTTCATAAATAAATCCTTTCTATCCTTTCAATCAAACACTGTTATCCTTATCTTCGAAAACATCTTCCGCTCCTTCGAACTCCAGAAGGGTTTTGAGATATTCATATGCTTCCTTGATACTCAGATCGCTAAATTTCTCAGTTTCATAGGTGACAATTTTCTGATAAGGCTGCTGAATTTCTCCCGCGAGCTGTTTATTCCTGATCTCTTCGGAAGCCAAGGAAATCACAGCAACAGAGCAATGACTGTTTACAGTGTTTGATACATACAGGATGCGGTGGTATTCAGTAATCACACCATCCTCCTGGATTATCTTCTTTTTTAATGCCATTTTGATTCTCCTTTAGCTAAAATGTGATTTTTATACTTGCCATGATAGCGCAAGTATCATTATTCACAATGTTCTTAATATCAGTGTCAGTAAAACCATTACTATCAATTCCCATTTTAGCTCTAACGTTTAATCCGTTACGCCCTCCTATAACCGCAGCTGTATACGATGCCGGTTTTATAGGTTTTGAAGCAGTCGAGTTATATATATACTTTCCATTTTGCCGAATCGTGAGCCCATTTATGCTTGATATCGAAACTGGGGTGGACATAATTGGTCGGGATAATGGAATATGAAATATGACTTCCTGTTTATTTGATGTAACATATCCATTTACATAAAACTCCATATTTATTACGTCGTCAGCGCGGTAATATGGTCTTAATGTACCGCTAAACTTACCGCCGTTGGGACGATCCAGTGTATATTCGCCGAATTTAATAATAAAATCCCCTGGCGTTATTATTCCGTTTCTAACAAATGCATAGCCATCATCAACTGCGAACCAGGGATAATCCCCAATAGTATTTGTATTACTTCCAACCACAAGCGGGCAATCTGAATAAGTATATTGCATATTACTGCTTAATGGATATCCTATTCGTACTCGTTCGCCAAATTCAGCCTTATTTCCGATTTGAATTCCATTTTTAGTAGGTTTCATTAAAACTTTTCCAAACTTCAAGCTGCTCTCAATCTCTCCGGAGTTGATATGGAATACCTTTCCTGTGATCCAGGCAGTTGCGTCGGAATCTGGTTTTATGGCGGTGTCGCTGGTGCCTTTGAACTGGATGGAATCGTTGGTGATTTTCAATTTGTTTTTGGAATTGGAATGACCAAGTAAAATATTGCCGCTTTCGAGAGTGATATATTTCTGATAAGTTCCAACTTCGGCACCGTCAACCATTGTGGCTGTTTTCCATTTAAACGCCCAATCGTTGTATGTTTTCACAAATTCAGAACTTATATCCACGTCTTTTTTCAGATCAGAGGCTAACGTGTAAGCATCTTCTGCCGTAGTTCGATATGCCAGTGACTGCTCAACACCATTCGTTGGCTTTGTATCTTGTTTTGTAAAATTTGGATTCCATCCACTGTAAACACCAGATATGGTGTAATTTCCACTCCAGTATAGCCATGGAAGATATGTCCAAACTTCACACACATTCGATGCAGTTGCTCGTACACTAACCAGAAGGTCTTTAGTGTTCTGTCGCGTAACGCTTGCTCCAAATGCCGCCGTCGTACTTGCTTTGTCCTGCCACCCATCTTTTATGATGATCTCGGCTTGAGAATTTTGACTTTCTATTCCGTTGAAACCGTTTCCGGTCTGAAGAGTGATAACGACAACTGAAGCATCGCCAGCGGATGTGAGTGTTCCAAGTCGAACCCATTGCGCTTTGCCGTTTGCCCCGCCAAAAGAATAACTCTTTGTCGCAATCTTATTTAAAGCATTTACTGAAGAATTGGCATTATCTGCTGATTTCTGGGCCGTGTCGATTTTATTATCCACGTCTTCAGGCGCAGGTGTCCAGTCTGTCGGAACGGTTCCGAACTCGCCTTTCACATTTCGGATCTTGAATTTAATCGGAGATTTTGCGTCTGTAGTAATGATACCCCAGTTCGATGAAGCGTCAAATATATCATATGAAACATCTGTTCTGGGCGTGTACGAGAACCATACTCTTTGCCATTTATTGGCTACCAACGAATGATCTGAAGATTTACGCAAGGACACACTATCATTGTCATTACCGGTCCCACTCGGCATTCCGTCGAAACCGTTATTTATATCAGCGTTCCAAATGCAGGCAACTTCAGGATTTACTTCCAGACTGATTATATATGTGTATCCTCGTGGAATGTAGATTTTCTTCACGCCAGTATCGAAATAAATTCCTCGACCCCATGAATTGGAACCAATCGGAGCCACACAAGTCCAGGTGTTTGATGTTTTATCATAAGAAAATGTTGATAATCCATTACAGTTTTTGATCATCCCTACGGGAATTAAGTTTCTTCCACCGATTTTTATATTACCAATCATACTCTCAGCATCTTCTGGAGCTGGAGACCAATCCGTAGCAATGTTACCTTCTTCAAGTTTCAATCCGTATATTAAAAAGGCCGCATCCGTATCGCATTCAAATCGACATGTGGATATCGTAGCATTTCCGCTATTGAAAGTTACTGAAACTCTTTTGTAATCGGTAGTGCCTACTTGAGAGTTTAGTATGCTACCTGACTGTGGAGAAGTATTATCATAAAATCTAAGGTTGCTTGTTTTCGTGGAATCTTCCCATTTTATGTAAGCAGACAGCGTATAATACGTGTTGGGTTTAATAGTAACTCTTTGGCTAGCATCGACCCATGCATTAGCTATTCGTTGAACGCCAAATCCGTTCACTATAGTATGAGGGACATTCGTATAAACTTGGTAGCCGTTGTTATTATCAACCCAGAATGTATCATTTAGAGTATCATATTCTTTTGTTTTTTTCCAAAGATTTCTTCCGCCAACTTTCAGATTGTCAATTTTATTATTCGCACTATCAGCAGTATTTTTGGCAGCATTTGCCGTGGACGCAGCATTGGACGCGGTTGATTTTGCTGTGTTTGCTGTACTATTTGCAGTATTTGCTGTAGATACGGCATTACTTGCGTTGGCGTTTGCGTTATTGATTGCGTTTGCCAAGACGGGATTTGTTGTGGTTGTGTTTCCATTGCTGAATGTGATGTGTGATCTTGTCCAGATATATTTTCCGGACTCCCAGTTGGGCTGAGTATCGGACCATGAACCACCGGTCTGAGCAGTATTTGATGTTGATTTATACCACTGATCTTTAATGGCGGTAACGCTCACACCCTGAGGACCAGTAGATCCAGGGTTTCCCTGTGGTCCTTGAGCACCAGTTTCTCCTTTAGGTCCAGTTGGTCCCTGAGGTCCGGTAGCTCCTTTGTCGCCTTTCGGCCCCTGAGCGCCTGTGTTTCCATATACAGCCAGTAATAACACTGTCGTCTGATTCGTGTTATTCGTATAGTTGATTACTTCTTTCTGCCATAAGTACTTATTCGTAGCGTCAAGAGTGGGCATCGTAGCCGATGTGATGTTTCCTGCACTGGGCGCTGTCTGAGATGTTGTCCTGGCATAGTAATAAGTTATCGACTTGATACCGTTACCGGCAGCACCCTGAGCTCCGGTATTTCCGGTTTCCCCTTTTTCACCCTTGATCAGCGACCAAGAATAGTCTGAGTAAGACGTGCTTTCAGTTCCTGTTGTTTTATTATACGCAAAACCAATATACTTCTTGCCGCTTGGATTATCGGACATACCAGAAGTAGGTGAATCAGCATATTTGACCCATGTATAATATGTTTTACCATCAGCGCCTTTCACCCCCTGGATACCCTGTGGTCCCTGAGGTCCGGTAGCACCTTGCGGTCCCTGAGCACCAGTTTCACCTTTGGGTCCGGCGGCACCTTGTGGACCACGAGCGCCCTGAGCACCCTGAGCCCCGGTATTACCTGTTATACATACTCCGTTTTCAGAAGGCGTGAATTCAGTACGATCATCTCCGTAGGTTACGAAATTTCGTCTCCAAATATACTTGCCTTCTGTCCATGCGGGCTGGTTATTACTCCATGAACCACCAACTAAGGATGTTGGGGATGTGGATAAATAGAATTGTTCGAGTGTTGATTTGATTGTGTTATCTACTGTGGCTGCTTCTTTTGAACCAATCCGGAAATTGCTGACATTGATGTCCAACATATCCGTCACTGGATTAAATTCCAACGATGAATTTTTGCCTTTAAGTTTAAATACACCATCAGCATACATCTGAATTGGCGATTCTTTCTTACTTGTAAGAGCTCCGTCGCCAAGTCCAAGACCGGTGGTGGAAATATAAACACCGCTTGTTGGATCATTAATAGCCAGCTTGCCACTATAGATGGCATTTTGACTCATATCAAACTGAGCAATCTTAGCCTGAATGCAGACAGGTCAACGACATCTATAGAAGCGGCCTGGATCTTCTGACCATTCACTTCTGCCTCAGATACGCCATTTGCGATGTTGATTGCTTTGACAATAGAGTCCTGACCATCCGGACCGGTGATGATAAGGCGCTCTGTCTTAATCGTACCGGCTACAATAGAATCTGCATTGATAGACTTGATCTTCGCTGCTTCAATCGTCGCATCAGCAATCTTAGCGTTCGTTACAGCGCCTTCATGGATTGCTGCTGAGCCAATGGACCCGTCCTTTAGGACGCCTTTTTCAATCCAAGCGTTATTTACATTTGCGAGATCGATATTTGCTTTTTTAGCATTAATTTCCTCAGCATTTTCTTTAACTACATCCAGTTCCTTAATAGATGCATACGTGATTTTTGCAGTCTCCACATCCAGTTTGTTAATCATCGCTCTGTCAATCATTACCAACTGTGCGTAATACCGTTCCATTTCTTTTGTCTGTGGGCCTTTATAATCTGCATTGGTTTCTTCTTCTGACAGGCCGACAGCTTCAACTGAATATGTAAGACCGCCATCGTATTCCCAATCCAGTTTCATGATAGGAACCTTATATGTGTTTCCAGACAGATCTGCTACGGTCAGGATATCCCAAGGATCCAGTCGGGGATCTCCCATCATTTTCAATGTACCTGGCATATAGGAGAAATTTTTGAAAGATGCCAGGATATTATTGAGAACTGTTTGTGTCATGAACGGATTGGAAAAAGACACGGACCTCGCTCCGGATCCTGAAAAGATTGATATGCTTTTTCCATTTTTATCTTGTCCCGTAAAACATACAAATTTTGAAACATCAAAAGCATAATCATTATGTTCAAAATTTCCCCAGTACCGGCTCGTCTTTACCTTATAATCTGAATCCACATAGGTATGCAGCTCGATCTGACCTCTACGGTTACAAACAGCAAACGCGCCATGAAGCTGCGCCACATAAGAAAGGACTTCCCTGCAGCTATATCCTTTCGGCACTTTTATGGATATCGCAGTTAATCCGGATGTCACTACAGGAACACCTGTGATATCCGCAATCTGCTTTAGTACTGCCACTGTATTTGTGGTTGTGCCATCCATGGAAAATGTCCGCTCTGTGTTCATCATACGGTCGTAAGCCGTGAACGTGATCTGATCATCCGCTTTTTGGGGCTTTCCTGCTGTAAAATATCCCATGGGGATATATTCTGTTTTTCCGTTCACGTCCATACCAATCTGAAGGAGCATTTCTGTTCCTTCAACTACCAGTCCTTTGCCAGGAATTGTCACTTCTATGTACTGTGACATGGTAGAACCCAGAGAAAAATCGTCTTCTCCTTCAGAACCTCCGGTGAATTTGATACTTCGTACGGTTGTGATGGATGTTTCTCCATAGGTGAGTAAACATTTAAATGTTCTGGAATCCTGCTGTACCAAGGTTCCAAATGCAGTTGTTGACTGATACACAGGACCGCCTCCTTACTCTGCCAGCATGAAATCAATGACATCCAGTTCAGCCATAGTCAGTGAATCATATTTCGGATCTTCGTCACATTTCTCGACTACTGAGATGGAAACAGTATGAATCTCCACCTCGGTCTCAATATTCAGAAGTTCACTCATATCCTTCCCAAATCTTTCTTTGTCTTCCATGATATAGCAGTCGTCTTCCGTCATGATCTCACCATTTTCATCTTTCTTGGCGTATCTGCGGATCAATTCTTCCCGTTCCGCAGTGTAAGCTGACGCAGCCTCCTGGACTGCTACCACGTTCTTCTTGATCGCATACGCCAGACGGACTGGCAAGCTCTTTTTTTTCATAGATACGCAAGTATTTAAAAAGTCTACAATTTCTTTGTTTTGCATTTTCATTGTTCTGTTCTCCTTATTTTCCGATCAGTGTCGCCCCTACTCCTTTGTATGTTTTCACACCGTCCACATAACTGTATACCGGATAGGATGGTGTGTTTGAGTAGCATCTCTTTGTTATCCGGGAATTGCTTCCAGGATCCGTAAATGTCACATTAAAGAAAGCAGGGCTGATTGCTGCATCAATCTTGGCAGTATCCGCTCTGCTTAACATGGGCCATGTAATTTCCAACGTATATTTAATAGCAATAAGATCGCCTACCATATCACCATTCGCTACACGCCCTGTATTATTTGACCAGATTTTTTCCTTTTTTATTGTCAAACCCGAAAGGGCCGGAGTCGGCATCGTAACTCCGTCAATAATGATATCATCTGTCACTTTACCGCCTCCTTATCCAAATACCGGATTTCCGGTCTGTTTCTGATAGTTGTTTCCTTCCTGGCGGATCACCTTAAACAATTTCTTTGCATCGCCTTCCAGATAGATGTGGAGTTCCCGTCCACGATCATTTCTGCCCTGCATGCTTTCAAAAGCATTCACAACTGCTTCAAATACACCTGCCCGGATTCCGGCAATGATCTGATTATTGTTTGCCACCGCAGAATGGTTTCCCATTCTTCCGACAAGCTCCGGTCCGGACTCTCTTGCCACGAACATTTCTCCCATACCAGGGAATCCGCCATTTGCGTACCAGCTCAGATTGAAACGTGGCAATGAAAATTTGAAGTTACCGATTTTTATAGATCCACCTTCCCAATCCCAGCCGATATGTGGCATAGGGATATGGATGCTTGAAAATCCATTTGCAAAAGTCTGAATAACATTCTGGCCAACTGTGTATAAGCTTGGAATTGCGTTTGCCACCTTGCCTGGTATATTACTTAATATTCCAGACAGAGAGCTCCAGTTATTATTCAGGCCGGTTCTCATTCCGCTTATGATATCCCTGCCTTTCGGCGTTACTTTGCTTTTGATATCTCCGATAGCGTTGAAAGATTGAGAACCGATTTTCTTTACTCTGCTCAGGAATGTTGATTCCCTTACAGCTTCCCAGCCATTTTTCAGACCGGTGATCGCAGCATTTCCTTTCCCACGTAGCCATGTTTTGGCATTTCCAAGTCTCTCTTTTGTCTGCCCTGGGAGTTTAGCAATCCAAGACAGTACAGCTGGCAATCCTGCTTTCATACCATTGAGCAGGCCAGATATAACATATCCGCCCTGCGTACGCATGACTGTTGATGGTGAATGGATTCCGAAAGCTTTTTTGAATCCGTTTATGAATGGTTTAAAAATGTGTGCCTTGATCCAGGTTCCTATATCTTTAAATGACTGCACAACACCATTTTTAAAGCCTTCCCAGGTGAATTTTCCAGCTTCTGTGAAATGCTTTATAATATACTTCCTTGCATCTGCAACTGCATTTTTAAAGATACCGCCAATAAATGCGGCAAAACCTCCAAATGCAGCTCCAATCGTTTCAAAAACTCTGTCAGCAATTCCGCTCCAGTCAATGTTTACCATCAGATCTTTTGCTTTGTTATAGATGGTGTCCCCCATGGACCACCAATCCATGTGTTCAATCGCTGAGATTGCAAAATCAAAAAAGCCTTTTATCCCATCGGATAAGGTCTGTCCTATTTTTCCTGTATCAATGGTTTTGACCGTGTTGGTTACAAGATCAGCCAGTGCAGTGCCCAAGCCTCTCCAGTTAAAGTTATGAACCGTGGTATAAAGTGCTTCCAGTCGTGTGTTAAAGCACTCTCCAACTGTTTTTCCAACTACACTCCAATTGGTTGTCGCAATCGCTGTATTCAGTGTGCTTACCAGACCAAAGACGGTATCATGTACGGTTCCTTTGATCAGATTCCAGTCAAGGCCTTCAAGAGCACCATTGATCCCATCTCCGATAGCTTTCCCAAGACTGTTCCAGTGGAAATTCTTTGCAAAGGTATCTACAAATCCAAAGGCTGTGTTCAGTCCCTTAGAGAATGTATTACCAACTAATTTCCAATCCGCAGCTTCAATAAAGCCATTCAGAAAAGTGGCAATGCTTTTTGCAATCTTGTTACAGGTATTCTGGATTTTACCCCACGGAATACGTTCCAGTGCTTCGTTGAGCTTATTGCCGACCATGGCACCAAGTTCTGTAAAATCGCCGGACTTCCAAGAATCTTTAATCAGTTTTGCGAGATCTTTGAAACGGCTCTTGATGGCCGTTGTCTGGAACATATCATTAACACCACCAAGCGGTGATGTATCCGTTCCACTTCCTGTTCCTCCTGATCCGGAGCTGTCTGAATCATCGTTCAGCTTGTTGATCTGGTCGAATCCCAGAAGAGTGCGCTGATATTGTTTTGCCGCTTTTGATGCCGTATCCGCGTTCTTTGCATTATTCTTCAGACCCGTTGAGGTACTGTTAAGACTTGCAGCATAATCCTGATTGACTTTTTTGGCCGTGACCATGGTGGTTTTGCCTGTGAGGGCTCCCATCAGCTGGCCTATGGAATTTACCACGTTGATAACCGTCTGAATGAAACTGTTCAGAATTGGTGCTACAACATTCAGGATTGGTGCAAAGGCTGTGGCCAGTGAATTTTTGAGCTGTGTCAGAGAAGACATCAGCAGAGAAAGACTTCTGTTTGTTTCTCCACTGTACTGTGCAAGGTTCTGAAATCCCTGCTTTGCGCCATCTACAGCTCCACGGATCACAAAACTTGCAAACATAAATTTTGCAGTCATTCCGATCGTCTTCAGTATACCTGTCAAGCCTCGTCCGGATGTTCCCAGACCATTGAACGAAGATTTTGTCCTGTTAAGAAACGGGATTCCGGATGTGAACTTCTGGATCAGTGCAGCATAAGCACCGGAGCATTTCCGGATCACACCGGTGAAGGAAGATGCAACGTTTCCAACACCTCCCAGAAGCTTTGTAAAGCCTCCCCACCCCTTCGAAACAGTTGCTCCTATTCCTTTGAAAATTCCTGTCCCAAAGTTCAATGCCTGTTTCGGAAGAGATACCGGCCGCTTTACATCTGTATTTGAGGATTCCATCTGTCTGGCCTTTGTTTTATACTCCTCTACAGCTATTTTCGCTTGATCAATGTCATATGTAAGGCTTTTCCATTCCTGACTTTCTTTTGATACGCCCAAAGCTTGGAGCTTATTCTTTTTTTCGCGATAAGCATCAAGTTCTTTATTTACTTTCAAAATGTCTTTTTGTATTTTTTGATATTCTTCTGTTGGCACCTGCTGAGTTGATTTTCCTGATTTTTCTAACGATTTCATTTTTTCTTCATACTCAAACAGCTTCCCGCGAGCTTGTTCAATATCGTATATAAGGCTTCTCCATTGCTTGCTTTCTTTCTTAACGCCCATCGCCTCAAGCTTTTCACCTTTTTTTTCATATTTTTCTATTTCTTCGTTTAAACTTTTAACAGAATTTCTGATTTCACGATATTCGTCTGTAGGGGTTTGTTTAAAAGCAGTTCCTGACGTTTCCATTTTGGCTGCAGCATCTTTGTATTCACTGAGTTTTTTTTCAGCTCGAGTAATATCAACTACAAGGCTTTTCCATTGCTGGTTCTCTTTAGATTTACCCGTGTTTTCAAATTTGTGCTGTTTTTCTTGTAGTTTTTCCAATGATTGCTGTGCTTTTGATAAATTTTTCTGCAATTCTGCATACTCTTCCGTTGGAACTTTGATGCCTGCCTTGATCTGGAAATTTTTCACAGGATTCCTGCTGAGCATTTCCCTGATCTTATTCAGAGTATTCCTTACCGGCTGCAGCGCCTTGCTTTCCATTCCCTTGAACGGATTCTTTACTTTCTCAGTTTCCTTCTGGATTTCTTCAACGCTTTTCTTTACTTCCCGCCGGCTGTTTTCCATTCCTTTTTTCAATGGTTCTGTTGTAGCTTCAATTATCACCTGCATCTTATGAAGTGTGTCTCCCATGGGCTCACCTCCTCTCTTTTTCTCAACAAATCAATGATTATGTCTATAGTTCCATTCGGCGTTGTACGCCCTTCTTTTTTCCATGTACTCTTCCCACTGGCGGGCTTCCTCTGCTTCTTCGTATGCCTTCTGTTCTTTTTCAAACAGTTCCGGATAATAATCCCAGGGATGGGCTATCTTGCCATCTTTAGCAAATAACGCTGAGATATCTACTGCTATGGCCTGGGCCTGGATGAAATTATCCATGATCCGCTGCTTTTCTTCTCTGAGCAACCGCCTTCTTATATTTGCCAAAGTATCGAATATCTCATTTACAGAAAGGTTCCAGAATGTTTCCGCCAGGATCCCCATCTCAAGAGCTACCGGATACAGCTCCGAGAGCTGTTCTGACATCAGGCGTTCTCGATTTCCTCCAGAAGGGATACCGCTGTTTTCTCCGGTAAAAAACCCGATACCACCATGAGCGGGATCAAAATCTTCTGATAGAGTTCCAGCTGACTGTTCCCTTCATCGATCCATGCGTCATACAGCTTCTGCACATCCTGATAATCAATCCCATGCTCCCACGGTGACATTGCTTCCTGGATGATCGTCAGCATCACGGAAAGCGGCGGAATATCATCGATCATATTCATGAGATTCTGTCTGTACTTATTTTCCAGGCGTCCGATTCCGGAAGCTTTCAGTTTCATCTTGAAGCTCCTGCCGCCTACATTCCAATAAGCAAAGGGCTGTCTCTTTTTCTTCTGTTCCTCCAGATTGACTACTTTTTCCTCTGGAGCCTGTGTCTCATTCTGGGCAGAAGCTCCGCCCAGATCCTGAATGCCTTCAAAATTCATCATCTTTTATTCCTCCTTACGCCGGATCTGTCTGTTTGATCTCAGACTGTACGGCCATGGTCACCTCAAACTCGATCACACCATTTACTCCACCGCCTGTACGTTTTACGGAAAACTGTGCAGTAAACTCGGTAACTGTTCCATCTTTTGTTTTTTCCTGGAAATCCCAGATCTCTTTTTTGTCTGCTGCATCTCTCATAAGCCTGTACGGGCTTCCGGCTTTACTGTTGTCGTACTTCCATTTGTACTTCATATCCGGAAGGTCTCCAATGCCTTCCTCGTACATCTTGTGCGGATCTGTAAGGCAGGTGTTTTCCTCCTTATCCAGTTCCACTCCGACTTCCGGGATCTCTTTCAGTCCTGGAAGATCTGTGTAAGCTGCAGAGTTTTCTCCAGCTGTGTGTTTTCTGTAACCTAATGTTGCTCCATTTGCTAACATCGCTATTCCTCCTTATCTCCAATACACGCTGTCAGAATCCATATCAATGATCCCTTCGTAGCGCATCTGTTTATGCTTCATCCCTGACGGATCCGGCACATCTGCACATGCGATCCGTTTCAGGCCTGTCACTTTCATCGCTTCATCTACCTGCAGAGCTGCTTCTGAAGTGCTGTGATTGTTCCAGATATCGATCCGGTATCTTACAAGGGCTTTATCCTCTCTCATTCCTTCAGCATCGGAGCTGGCTTCGTATACATCGTTCTGCTCTTCGGTATACTGGAGCGTTGAGCCCTCCGCCCAGGAACGGGGATAAGCATCTGAAACATTTTCGGACACCGTGCACAGTGCCGCGTACACCTGATCTTTTACATTCTTCATATATCCTCCAAATCTGACGCAAGGCTTCCGCCCAGCACCTTTAAGATCTGTTCTTCGTTATCCTTCATAGCCGGATACAGGAACGGATAGGCCGGATTTCCGCTGCATCTATAGAATCTTCCATCCGGCGTGTCCATATATGGCCAACGGTACTTTTCAGCCACTCTTCTGTCTATCTGGCTTTCATGGATCCACCATGGCTGTTGAGTATAGACCGGAGTTACTTCCGGAGAGATGCCGGCATGTTTCTCCTGGCCTTTCGGTCCGGTTCCGAACTCTATGTACGGAGCATAAGCTTTGTCTGTCCAGCAGATCCCTGTGACAGAGTTTTCTTCCTCTGTGGTTTCCGCAAAAATGCTCTGCCGGAGTTCTCCGGTATCTGCATGGCAATTCTCAACTGCTGCTGACCGTACAAACTGGATCGCTTCTCCAACTGCCTGCCGGGTGTCCAACTCGGACACCTCCTGCAAAGCTTTCTCCACTTCATCAAATCCATTTACACTCATATCTTTTCCACCTCTATGGTAAGGAAACGATATGGTTTGATGGATATGATCCGATAGTCTGGAAGCTGATCTGCTGCCACATATAGACAAATCCCGTCCCGTTCCTCTATATCCGTTCCATCTTCCAGGATATAATGCAGCCGGCTTTTTCCATCCGTCTGGATCTTATAGTTTCCCTGTATCCGGATATTCCGGATATAATTCAGTTTCTGGCCGTACTGCTCAACCTGTACTTCTCCAGATGCCGGCCAGCTTTCTCCGGTAACAGAAGAGGCAGCACCATATTCCTCGCTGGTACTGCCTTCTTTATCTTTCTTTACCGTCATTTTCTTATGGAAAAATTCCTCAAGTCTGCTTCTTCTCAGCCTCATAAGTCTTTCCTCCTACTCTGGCCAGGCGATACCGGTTCAGCGTGTCGTAGATCTGTTTCGGCGCATCCTCAAAAGTATAACTCTCTCCACCCTCACTTCTGGACTTTTCCCCCTCTGTTCCCATCCGGTTCAAAGCGATCACAGCAAGATCCCGGACTGCCTTTTCCAGCCCGGTCCTTAACTGTTTGCGATTGGTGTAGGACAGCACGAAAGCTTCAGCTTCATCCAGAAGGACAGACAGAAGTTCCTCATTCTTTTCTCCGGTCAGGATCTTCAGCTTTTTGATATCTTCTGCTGATGCCATCGTATCACCCTTTCAGGATTGCCAGAAGGTCCGCTTTTGCCAGGGAGGAGACACCGGTCAGTCCTTTCTCCTTTGCAAGAGTTTTCAGTTCTTCAACTGTCATATCCTCGATGTCCTTACCGATTTTCTCTTCCGGTACTGTGTCTGGTGTGGCTTTTTTCATCGGTGTGAAGCCATCACTGATCAGCTTTTCTGCTGCAGATCCTTCCGCTTCTCTTTCTACATTTTTACGGATCAGCCTCATGCTTTCGCCTCCTGGATGCTCAGATAGATGGAATCCAGTTTATTATCCAGAATCCACATATCATGGAAACGGCGGTAATCCATCTGCCATGCGTTCAATTTCTGGTTTGTTGTCGGGTCGAAGATACGCATGATATCCTGTTTTGTGACAGCGATTGGCGTGGTTACAGGGCAGATGAAAAAGTTCAGGTTCTTTGCAGATGTTCCTTTTTCATATCCGCCTTTTTCCTGGCCACTATCTTTACCGTTATTGATCTTGATAGCTGTGTACATACGGTTGGAAGGTGTGGAAACCAGCGGTACACCATCTACAGAAGGAACCTGTGTCTGAATTCCGCCTTTAGAGAAGGTCACTGCAGTGATCTTGCCCGCAAGTTCCAGTTCCAGCTCCATAATAAAGTCCGGTGTTGCCTGGCAGATAAGAGCTCCGTTATAGTTTTCTCTTACCGCTTTGATCCCTTCTTTCAGCTTACGCAGAGCAGATGTAGAAGCAGTTCCCGGTACATAAGATTCTCCGATCATTCCTGCTTTATCTGCAGTAAGTGTTTCTGTGGCCAGCTTGCTGATACGGTACGCATCGATCTCCGGAACTACCTGTGTCCTCTGGAACTCTCCCATAACTGCACCGGCAGTCGGGATAAAGTTTGCCTCGTTGATATCCATCGGATCCAGCTGGAAGAGACGGCCACGGTCCTGTGTCATTTTTCTGGTCTCGTACTCCAGGGTAACGGAGCCGCGCTGGTATCCAGCCTCACGGTCATAGTCGCCCATTCCCTGAACGCTCATTTTCGGGATCTTTACTTCAGATCCACCGTTATAGATCACCTGGCCGGCATTGGCATCCATCCAGCCGGTGGTTGCTTCCTGAACAGCGATCTTATCAAGCTGTGTCATAAATAAGGTTGCTGTTGCTAAAGTATTGATTGCCATTGTTTATTCACTCTCCTTTAAAAAATACCCATCATCGCATTGTATACCTGCTTTTCAAGGGCTTCCTGTGTGTTTGTTTCTGGTGCTTTTTTCGGAGGCTTGCCGCCTTTCAGCTTCTCATCGACTGCTTTCTCAACTGCAGTCTGGAACGCTTTTTTGACGGTTTCCATGGATTTCTTGCAGGCATCTGCATCTGTATAATTCAGTACTTCTGCAAGCTCTACCGGAAGTCCTTCGTCTGACAGGTTGTTCTTTGCTTCTGCCATGAGCTCACTTCTGGTTACTGCTGCCTCCCTGTCGGAAAGTTCCTTTTCTTTTTTATTCTGCATGTACTGCGCTTTTTCTTCCTTGGTCATCTTGGCCAGCTTCTCAGCTTCGGAAAGCTTATCATCCGTCAGTGCCTGCCACTTCTCCTGTGCGTTTGTCACTGCCGTATTGACTGCCTTCTGGACACGTCTGTCAAATTCTGCCTGATTACTGCCTGTTTTCAGGAAGTCATCAAAAGATGGAGGATTATCTCCTTCGCCGCCCGTACCTTCTCCGGATCCGCCGCCATTGCCCTCACCGGCCCCAGCACCGTCTCCGCCTTCTGCGAATAACTGCAGGTTCATTGGAACTTTACACATTGCTTTGAATACTCTGTTTCTCATATCTTTTCCTTTCTGCCCAGCCTATTCGTTCTCACGCCCGGGCCATTCAGTTTTTGGAATCTGCTTCTTTAACGCCTAGCGGAAAAAGGCATAAAAAATAAGACGCTTCACCCTGCGTCTCACCGGGAGATAATTGGATTACCTATTCCTTCCCTTTGGCTGCTGCCTTTGCTTCTCTTACTGCCTCTGCAACACCCTCGCCGATCAGATGTTCCCCTCTGTTTTCTGTTACTTCCAGAACAGTTCCCTTCTCGACGATTTCTTTCAAGCAGATGTCGCTGTATCTTTTGATGCATTTTACTTTCATTCTCTTCACCTCCCCTCCGTTGCGCCGGCGCAATTACAGTTTAAAGCACATGTTCTGAAACTTCTTATAAGCATCAAGGTATAACTCGTGCTTATCTCCGTTATATGTCAGCTCATAATACATTCCATCCGGCACAGTCGTGCTCAGAAGTGCTTTACTGTTCTGTAATGTCTTACAACTCCATACCACGTACACATCCTGTACTGTGATCTGCTTTCCATCGGTCTTATCCATATGGGAGTTTGTATATTCAGCTACTTTCGCCTTACAAAGCCTTAAAAATTCTTCGTTTTTCATTCTCTACTCCTCCGCAAAAATCCAGTCTTCCGCAAGCATATCTGCCTGAGATGCAAGCCATCCCATCTGCACACCAGATGTTCCTACAAAAGCCACTGCCATGTTGCCAATAGCATTGTGCTCACAGTTTACAACTTCGCCATCTGCTGCCTTATAAGAAATCCCAGTTGCAAGCTGAATGTACTGTTTTTTACCATTCCATCCTTTACGAGCTACTTTGGACCCTCTTTTCAGGTACTTGATAGCTTCCCCGAAAGAAAATGTTGCTTCTCCGCCCAACTGCGGACAGTTTACTTCATCTGCAATGATCCATTCATCAGAAAGAATATTCTGAAGCGTATATACAACGCTCTGGGTTTCCCGGATATCCAGTTCCTGTCCATCTTTTGTGTGCATGATGATTGTTTCTTTCTCTGGACTCCAATACCAATATCCTCCCCAGGACGGTAATTTTGCTTTACTTCCTGCTTTCATTGCCTTTAATGCTTCTTCAAACTTCATTTCTGATCCTCTCTTTCTTAAAAATGGGTATAAAAAGACCACCGGCCATTTCTGACTGGTGGTATCAGTTGGTCTGATAATAAATATCATCCCTTATTGATTCAAGCATATATGTTTTCGCTGATGGCTCATAATTTGCGTCCATCCAATATACCGACTCATCTTCCACAAAAAGCATAAAATCAATTTTGGTATCCACATCTACTTCAAATACTCCATTATTTTCACAATTCAGTACTCTCTGAACCAGCTCATTGTCAGGATACATTTCTTTAAGAAATTCGATCTGCTCTTTTTTTAGTTCAAATCTTCGCATTTCCATTTGCTATTCTCCTTACATAGTCTGCATCTGTTGGATTGCATTGAATCAGAATCCCCGTCTCAGGATCTAATGAGACTGTTCCATGTCTGCCAATATATTTCTGGCTTTTTCTTGAATCAGGATCCGTTCTCGTAGGAAATACTTTCGCCGGATTCTCCAGCGCATCCCGTATTCCTTCCACGGTAACTCCTGATCGTGATCTTCCCGTTTTTGGATCTTTCATGGTTCCGATTACTCTGTCCATGAAATGTTTACTCTGTCTGGTTACTGCTGTTCCCTCAGAAGTCTTTATACCAACAACTTTTTCATTGATTTCATCATAAATCTTCTGATAATTCTCGAATCCAGATAACGGAGATATCGTGCCTTTATCTACAGAACGTGCATAAGTCCTGAGCAGTTCCCACTTCTCAGGTTCATTATACTTCATTTCCTGGAAGTCTGCAAAATGTTTCGGCATGTCTTTTCCAAGAAGTTCCCGATACCGCTCATACTGCTTCCGGTCTGACGAAGCGTTCTTGACTGCTTTCTCCTGGGCTTCTGCTTTTAGATTTCCTTTGACGTATTTCTCATACCACTGTTCATAGGTCATATCCGCAGGAACCATCTCTGTACGCCCTGTTTCCGGGTTGTAAGCACTTCTTTTCATGTTCCTGAGGATTTTATCATCTATGACAGAAATCGTTGTAGAGCGGCAATATGGATGCATGGGAGGATAGTTCACTCCGGCTTTCCGGTCTTTCACCGAAAAAACCTTTCCATCCAGTTCCCGACAGATCTCACTGGTACGAAGATCCAGCACTGCCACATAGCGATAATTCTTGATCCCGCAGTCAATATAACTCTGTGCAGTCAATTCTCCTGCCATGTAACAGGATTCTGTTCTTACCAATCGCCTGGCCTGCTTTGCTCCCCCTCCGCACTGGGCCTGGATGGATTCCTCTGTTTCCCGGTCTGTCCGGCCGGTAAGGAGACTGATCAGCAATTCATCCTTCAAGGAATCTGCAAGCTGCTGTGTGTTCTGCCAGATACGGTCTGAAAAATGTTTTCCGGACCATTTCATCTGCAGAGCCTGGTCGATCTGTTTCCTGCTCACATGAGAGAAGCTGAATGCCAGACCGGTTTCTTTCTGCATGTTGTAAATGGAATGATAATAGGCTTTTTCTCCAAGCTGTTCCAGAAGTTTGGTATCGAACTGCTTCTCCTGCTGGTATACCTGCTGCATCACCGTATCTACCTGCGACATGAGATTCTGCAAGCGTTCCATTCTTGCACGGTACGCCGGAGCTTCCAGCTGTTTCAGAATCTCACTGTCCTTTTTCCGGTTCTGGAGTTCCTGTTTCAGCTGATCAATGGAGTTTTTATCCTGTATGGAATTTATGATCTGCCAGGCTTCTGTTTCTGACAGACCATATTTTGTCATGAACTTCTCAAAGATATCTCTTGCGGCATATTCCAGCTGGAGAGAGGCTTTCCGGTATACTCTGGAAATGAGATCTGCTGTCTCTTCTGCATCCTCCATAAACTGATACATATCCCAGGCAGACCTCTGTTCCCAGTATTTTCTACGCATCTACTTTTTCCTTATCATCGGGATCCTGCTCCGGTGGCGTATTGTCCTGCAGTCCAAAGACTTCCTGCTGCCGCTTCAGATTCTCTTCTTCCTCTGCTTCCAGGGCTTTCAGTTCCTCATCCACATCATCCACAAACGGGACCTGAGAAAGCAAGGTCTTACGGCTTACCTTTCCCCACAGATTTGCCACGATCTGGGATATCTCCAGGAGATTTTTCGGCAATGCTCTGGTGAATGTCATCGTGATCCCGGATGGATCGATGCTGGTTCCATGCAAAGCCAGATAGTTACAGAATATCCGAACTCTTTTTCTCAGACCTTTTTTATAATATCTGGTCTTGATTTTTGTGATATTTTCCATACCCAGGAGCTTAAATTCCATAGCCACACCACTGACGTTCCCCCCGAAGCTTTCATCTGACATACAGGGAATGTGGGAAAACTTATGGATATCCTGCTCAATGGCTTTCTTAAGGATCTCCACACCGTTTTCATCAAAAGTCCTGGTCAGATACTCTGCTTTGGCTGTATCCGGCATCTCAAGAACCTTGTACTTTTTAAGACGGGCTTTGGCCTTTCGGATGCTCTCGTCTCCATCCTCAGTGTTCGGTTCGTCCTCATCGGTCAGCAATGTTCCATAGATGGCCAGGATCGCATCAATAAACTGCTCCTTATCGGTCACACGATCGCTCATCAGCGCATTGTATGCATCGATCAGTGGGATCTGCAGTTCAAAATCTCCGATGGCCAGTTTATTGTTCAGGTATTCAATGATCGGGATCTCACCAAGATAATGGGGCACCGCCGGCTCTGTGGTTGCCTGGATCGTATTGCTGTTCTCAATGTCCAGCTCGTACTTATAGTTTGTGGTCACTACTGTGGCCATATAGTGGTCCGGAAGCTTCCCGGAATCATCTTTCCGGATATAATAATAGACAGCAAAGAGTTCGTTTTCCTCTATGCTGTCGTCTTTTACCATGAAGGTATTCTCTGCGGACAAGTTCTTGGTCTGCAGGTTGTTCTCGTTTTCCTTCACATAGACATATTCATAGGCCAGGCCGTAGATAGATGCCTCCAGGCCGTTGTCTCCATCTGTCTCGTCCGCTCCGGCCACCTCCAGTGCGTCTGTGAGGGCCTTGATGTCTCCCTCTGATTTGTACGTCACCGGATTGCCGATGAAATAGCTGCTGGCTGTATCAGAGATGTCTTTTGCATGATTGCACACCAGGCGGTTTTCCCGTTTGGTCTCATCCAGGATCTTGTGCTTTCCTTCGTAGTAGGACATATTCTTCTTCAGCCGGTCCACCTTACTGATGTGTTTGCTGATCAGCTGGCGGATCACCTGCTTATCCGGATTTAACTCATCGAAACTTTCTCTCGGTATTGTAAATGTGTATATTTTTCTCACCTCCTTATCTCTCGGAAACGTGCTGCTTTTCTGCCGATTATGGTGCTGCATAGATAGCGTGTAGCGTCAAGACAATTATGCACAATAAAACCACCACAAACACTAAAGTTGTGGTGGTTCTTAACTTCCATATTGTAAACGTTAGCTTTGCCTATTTTTTTTATGCTTTTTATTCCTACAAATTGGACAGAATTTTGTTTTGTTGTATCTATTTGCAGTATATTCACCTCCGCAAAGACTACAAATTTTCGTAATATTATCAACGCCTTTTTTTCTTCTGTATGCGCTCTTGCAATTATTACAGCAAAATTTTGATTTAATCTGTGGTGATTGAAATTCTTTTCCACACATAAGGCAGTTGAATTTATGTACTTGATGTAATTTCTCTTTCATTTTTTCATAATGCATTTTATGCCATTCATGGCCAGCTTTACTACCATGCCACTCCTTCGCTTTGATAGATGCCTTTTCTATATTTTTTCGTGCCCGATTTCTCTGCTCATCTGTCCACATTGAGCCATGTAGTTTCTCATGTTCCATAGCCAACAACAGCTGAAGGTTTTTGATATTATTATTACTTTTATCTCCGTCAATGTGATGAATATGGTATCCTTTAGGGACTGGACCATTGAAATATTCCCAAACATACACATGCATCCGTTTTCTCTTTCCATCGTCCGCTGTGGCACATAAATAGTATCCAGTTTTATCATCACGTGTAAATCTTTTTCCATCAAAAAATTGAAATTTTTCAGGCATTTGCTTTTTCCCTCCGTTTCATTTCAGCTTTTGCAGCTTTCATTCCCTGAAGGTAACCAAATTTAAAACTATAACACATTAATTCATACGGATACTTTGAATAGGCACTATACAATTCTGTCATATTCGAATTTGTCATATCATAATGCGGATCAATTTTTCCTATCATATCTTTCGTTTTTTTAATTACATTTTTTACAGGCATAATAAAAACTCCTTTCAAATTTTGGTTCTTGAAAGAAGTTTCCATCTGCATTATAATATTTACAGAAGGAAACTTCTACATGCTATAAGGAATTCCAATCTTTGGTCGGGGCGGAATTCCTTATTTTTTTAATTCTTCGCTGATTTTTTCATCAAGCCATTCTTTTTTTGTAGTGTTCTTTTCTTTAAGTTTTTCTTCAAAACGCATCATTTTCTCTTTTTCTACCTCAACATGAAACGCTTTAAATTTTTCTCTGCGCTCTTTGAAATACTCAGCTCTGCTTTTCGCTTCTACTTATCTCACCTCCTTGTTGCATGTAACAATATTAGCATGTTACATGCAACAAGTCAAGTAGTAACTTTCAAAATCTTATCTGTTGCTTTAAGGTGCTTTAACGCAACCCAACCTCTTTGCGTATACACAAGATGATCTGCTGTCATTTTTATACTGTTCCCATCTTCCAACGTAAGTTTATAAATATCTGCATTTTTTCTTGTCTTTCGTACATTGTAAAATGTAGATATTGCCTTCTTTCTTCGTTTTACATCATAGCAGTACACCTTTCCCTTCTTTCCAATTAGTTTTTCTATTGGAATCTTTCCTTTTACCGTATCTATCAATGTATCTCCGGTGAGACAATGGTCCCACTGTTTTACCGGTTTGTCTTCTCCTCTCTCCAGGGCTTTCTCATCCCAGATGTAAGAAGCAAACTCTTTTATGGTTTCTTTACAGGAAGAAGCAAAGACAATCTTCTCCAGGTTCAGAAGCATTCCAACCAGCCGGATTCCATCCAGAACATCATTGTTGGCTTTCAGGACCTTATATCCCCGTTTCCGGAGTTCTGCAATAAAAGAAGCGGCCGATGGATCTACGATGATCGCTTTGATCTTAGTTCCATCCAGCCACTCTTTCAGGTCGTCTGCATATTCTGAATCTGTTTTCTGTTTACCTTTGTCTCTTCCGGAATAGTAATACTCCCGGATGCAGTACCATTTTCCGTTGGTTCCTTTGTTCCACAGCAGGAATACTGTGGCGTTTTGTGTGCCATAATCACAGGAAACATACCGATTCCCGTTAATCAACAGCTGATAGAAATCTTTGATATCCTGGACATGTTTGTTCTCATCGAACATGTCGTAGATGATTCCCTCTGCTGCCGCCCAAAGCCCCATGATATAACGTTTAAAGAATACTCCAACGTACATGCTCCTGTATCTGGCTTTGATCTCTTCATCCAGGGACAGGTTATCATCCATAGTGAAATGGAGATACAGAATATCTTTCAGACCGGGATCTTTCCCCTCCGCGGCCGCCTGCTGCATCCTCCGGGCAGTTTCTTCTTTTCCCAGATATCCGGTAGATTTATCTATCCAGTTCTGTTTAAACCAGTGATACGGGCCATCCGGGTTGCAGTTAAACCAGAACTTTGAACCTTTTACAGAGCATCGGCCTGTTGCCTGGTTCACAAAAGATTCCGGCATCAGGGCAACTTCGTCAAAGAACACTCCTGCCAGCGTGATTCCCTGGATCAGATCCTGAGATCTTTCATCCTTGCCGCCGAATATGTAGAAGTAGTTTTCTTTTCCGTCTTTTCGGATGGTTAGAAGGTTGTCTGCCCTGTGATCCGTGATGGAATATCCTCTTGATCGAAGCATCAGTTTCAACCAGAACAGAACATTTCTCCGGAAGGATCCTATGGTCTTTCCGCACATGGCAAAGTTCTGGCCAGTGAATGTACTCATGGCCCACATAACGAATGATAAAGACATGCTGATTGTTTTTCCTGATCGGATTGCTCCATCGGCAATAACTCCATCCATATCGTGAACCGGGGATTCTTTGCACCACCAGGTCAGGACCTGTTTCTGTTTTCTTGAGAACGGAGAAAAATGAAACGTCTGGCCTATCTGCCTGTTGGCTCTGTTGGTTTTCATCTTCTGCAGCTTATCTTTCAGAGTTTTGAGTTTTTCATACATTCTCGTCACCCCAGACATCCTGCGCTGTTGCATTCATTGCCTCCAGGAAACCATCATCGGTAGTCTCTTCTGCCTGGTTATCCTGCTTCAGCATCTCAAATTCAAGCTGCATGGTTGCAAGTTCCAGTTTTGCATCGTCATAACCAAACTTATGCAGCATCTCGATTGCTTTCTGCTGCCGGGCCTGCACTCTAGTCAGAGCATCCTCTATAGCCTGGATCTGGCCAAGAATGCCTTCGTACTTTCGAAGTTCTGTTTGTTTTCCTTTTTCAATACCGGAAGCATATTCCGTTACAGACATTCCGCATGGTACCGAATCTTCTTCAGATCCGGTCTGAACCTCCAGTTCACGGAGAGACTGGATTCTTTTCAGCATCCGGCGTTCTCTGACTGCAAGAAGCTGGATTTCTCTGAGAAGCAGCTGCTCTTTGTTCGGCTGGATCATCTCTGCCAATGTTCTTTCTTCCGGTTCCAGGGTATCAAAAAAGAGAGTTTCAAACTCTCCTGTCCTGACTGCATTCTTATTTCCCGGCGGACCGGTTCCTCCATGCCCCTCCGCATTTTTATTTCCGGGCTGTCCGCCCTTCTTTTTCGCAACGTTGCGTTTATTCTTTTGCAACGTTGCATCATCCCATTTATATCTATTTTTCCAGCTTCGGATTGTCCCCTCCGGGATTCCGAGCTTCTGAGAAACTTCAATTAATTTCGCTCCAGAAGCATATATCTTTCTGGCCTCTTCAATTCTCTGATCTGGTGCTCTTGGCAAGCCTCACCACCTCTCATTCGTTTCGTTTTTTATATTTGTAAATTACAGTCCTGCCGGCACCATAGTGACAGCCGATTGCTGCCACGCCGAAAGGAGGTGCGCAAACACTTACATACAGTGAATCCATGCGTAAGGTATGTATGTGCTGGTGCCGTGCACGCTGTAGGAAAAATTGCATTAGAAAAGCACCCCGTAGGGTGCCTTTTTGTATGCATCGTCTTTACACACTTAACAACGCTTTTCCTTTTTGCGTCAATTCAGCTGTTTTTAAAGAAACAACTTCCGGTTCTTGTGTATTTTTGTAATAAAAAACCGTTGCGCCAACAATGAGTCCATCTTTTTGCAATTCGGCTACTGCAATTTTGTATTTCCCATATATATTATTATATTTGTTATCAACTGCGCTTCCGTCCATCTCATTTAAATCCTTTAAAATCTGTTCTTTTAAATTCATAAACCTATCTCCTATCACATAATATCTAATTTGGTGTTGATCGTCTATGTTCTCTGACTTTTACACCATCACTTCGTGTATATGGTTTTACAACCACGATCTTTTTATTCTGAGTTCCTCTAACACTGGATTTTGTCTTAGCCATATTCTTCTACCTATGCCTTTCTTTTGGGTAGAAGCGTCCAACTGGTAAATACGCCTCTTTAATTAAAATACTACTGATTCTTCTTTTTATCTGGTTCCGGTCCAGGACCTACCCAGAATCTAAAGGCTTTTTTACCATGATCCTTGGCATAATCTTTCGTGCCATCTTTCCTGGTAATCCACGTTCTAAAAATCCACATGAATATCCCCTCCTTTCGCAAGTAACTCTTGCAAAAGGATAAATACAGTGTTACAATTCAATTGTCGAGAGAGAATTGTAACCAGTTGAACAACTGCATTTACATTTTTCGCAAGAGCCAAGCATCTCCATATAAATGGGTGCTTGGTTTTTTGTTTATGTATAAAGCCTTTTGACTTATACACCTTTACTTAACATTCAGCCTTAAATAACTCAAGTATTTTCTTTTCGTAATCTGTATAATAACTTCCGCTATTATACAGCCAACTTCGATAATACCAATAAGCATTTTTCGCTGCCTGATTACTTAGATCAAAAACGTTTCTTATCGAATCTGGAGTGATATGTTCTATGAAAGTATGAATCAACGGCGGCGGCGCAAGTGCATATTTAGCAAAAAATTTTGCCTCCGATTCTTCCTCTTCTCCATCTTTGATATGGCCCATTGCGTAATGACCAATTTCGTGCATTATGGTCTGATTGATTCTTCCATAACTTTCGCAAGCATCGTTATAAAAAATCATCCACTCTTGGCTACGAGAACTGCCTATTGAAAATCCATCTTTACTTTCACGCATTGCTGCACTTCTCTTTTCCTCACTCAATGCCGAGTACGGAATAACTTTGATTCCCATTTTTGTAGCCATTTCAAATGCACTAATTGGAATGCATCTGATTCCATACACAGAAAAGGTATCTATCACTGTCCTCTTAATCTCTTCATACTGCTCATCTTCCAGACGCATATGTTCTCCTGCTTGTTACATTAAAAGATTGATAAGTTCCATTTTTTGCTCTTTACTCATTTTTGAAGCATTTCGTGCTAAAATCACTCGTGCATCATCAAACTCTTTCTGTAAGCCACCTGTATTATCTTGGCCCAATAAATAATCCGTTGATGTATCAAGTGCTTTCGCAATTTTAATCAGAGTGGCGCCTCTCGGTATGCGATCTCCCTTTAAGTAATGGGAAATGGCAGATTCTGTCACTCCTGATAAAAATGCCAGATCCTTTTGCGTCATTTTACGGTCAGAAATTATTTCTGCCATACGCTCTGCTATGCCCCTTGCCATTTTGTCTTCCTCCTTATTAGCAATCGATTGCTACATCCATACTATATCATTCAATTATCACTTTGTCAAGTTATTATATTTTTCGTCGCATTTATTGTCATTTTTTATATAAAAAAAGCACCCGCTGCCAGATGCTTTCTTGTGATGATTGGAATATTATATATGCAGGTGTGTACACCTGATCGGAACGGATGGATTCGAACCATCGCCATCGACTTCATCAGTCAATTTCTGGTTACACAGTTGCTCTGCCACTAAGCTACGTTCCATTACAGGGTGGTCGGCCCTGTCAGTCAATATCTGAAAGCCGCCGGCCTTTATGCCTTTGGCTTCTATTGTATTCTATAACGATATTTCCGATATAAACGATATTTTTTACTTAATCTCACATTTTTTCAAATATGTATCTCTGATATAGAGCCTTGGATAATCCGGGCTCTGGGAATATCCTGTCTTTTCTGCTATCTTCTCCCAGGTCATTCCCTGCTGGTAAAATGCCTTGAACACATATCTTGTCTGGCCATCTTCAATGCTCTGGATCCATCGTTCCACTGCTGCCGCCTGTGCCATTTTATGATCGTATGTGTGCTTTCTCCGGTCATATCGTGCTTGGTCGAATCCAACTACACTCTGTGGTCGCGCAAAGCCGGTGGTGTAGTCAAATATCGTACTGTTTCCAAGACCAGCCTCCCCCTGTTTCATTTCAGCCAGTTCCATGCTGAGGACCGGTATTTCCCTCTTTAACTTTCTGTAGTTATCCAGAAGCTTCCTGGTGATCTTGATCTCGCCCACTGGTATCCTCCCCTTTCGATGCTTTTAGCCGGGAACGTGTATGCTCCCGGCTTTCTCTGCATTTCTTTTATTTATCCGCGATCACGGCATCGGCTCCCTGGACTGTAACCCAGCCGTTTTTGTAGTGAGCTTCTGCCTCCTTCATTTTGATCAATTCATCTGTAATGGATGCACTGAGTTCTTTATTAGCCTCTGCCTGTGCTTTTGCCTTGGTTTTTGTGTTTTCTGCTTCAGCTGCTGCTTTAACCTTAGCTTTCTTTGCGTCTGCCTTTGCCTTAGTCAGTTCGATCTGGGCATCTGCTTCAGCCTGGAGTTTTTCTGTTTCTTTCTGGACTTTAACCTTTTCCTGCTCTGCCTGAGCCTGTTGTTTCTCTTGCAAGGCTGTCACTCTATTATCAATGGCCTGCTTCAGCTTTTTATCCGGATGCACATCTACGATGGAAGCATCCAGGACTTCAATGCCGTATTTTTTATGAAAATCTTTGTTAAGATATTCCGTGATAGCGTTATTCAGCTCGGATCTGTTTCCGGAATAGATGTCCATCATTGAATAATCGGTTGTAACCTCAGAAATCTTTGACTTCAAAACAGTTTTGACACGGTTTTCGATAATATCTTCCCCGTCCATTCCCTTGAAACGTTTGTATGTATCAATCACTGTATCCGGATCGTATCGGTAACTCATCTGGAAAGATACTGCAATGCTGGCATCGTCTGATGTGGCCACTTTAAAAGAATCATCCTCTTTACTGCCGTCCCTTTTGTCCTTTGTGAGAACAAGGATCTCGTTGCTGGTACTGAATTCCTTTACTTTGTTCATCGGTGCGATAAAATGCATTCCCGGGGTGAGTACTGTGTCCTGTACTCCATCTTTATAGTTGTAGACGATACCAACTTTACCTGTGCCGATAAAATCCATTCTTGATACAGTGTATCCTCCGCCAAGAACTGCTACTGCTGCCACGGTTCCGATAATAATCTTACTTTTCATTTTTGTTCTCCTTTTCTTTGATAGCTTCTTTTACTTTGTTGTATGTTTCATCTTCAATCTCAAACTTCTTCTGCTGCCGCCTAATTGACAGGATCACTCTGCTTCCTATCCAGATCAGTACCAGGGCTGCGGCTCCGAACACCATGCCGGAACCAAGAAATATTACCCACATCATTCTCACCTCCTCTGTGGCCATTCACGACCCGTTTTTTTATCCCTCAGCCCTGTAATCTCCAACCCCAGCAGACCTGCCGTATTATTCAGGACACAAAAGGCATTGTAGATATGTGTCGGCATCCTACCAGCTGACCGGACTGCCTTGCCAGCTGTCGGATCTGGATAGCCTTCGTTGTTCTTATAACTCATTTCACACCTTCTTTCATTTCCGCAAGTCTTTCCTCTGCATCTTCCCGTCTGGCAAATACAATCTGCTTGACCTTGCCGGCTTTTATGTAATGCAGTGTGTTTCCTGTCAAAAACGGATAGTGTATCTCCTGCCAGTCTTCCGGAAGAAGATTTGATGTACCTGGACAGTGTTGATACAAGATGCAGTTGCTGCAGGTTCCATCTTCACTGGCCGGCCGGCTTTTACATCCCTGTATCAGCGTGTTATATGCTGACAGCATCAGTTCTGGTGTGATATCCATCTTCTTCTCATGTCTTTTCATTCTGATCTTCTTTCCTGCTGCCCAGTGATACTCACAGAAATCTTCATCTTCTACAAGGATTCCTTTGCGGTCGCAAAGACCATCATCGTTGTTGATGCAGGTTTTACATGTGTTCTCCATCATTTTCTCCTTTCTGCCATGATCCGGTTGAAATTCTCCACGTTTCTGGTGTTTATCAAGCATTTCGCTCTGTCTGGGATTTTCTCTGTGCAAATGCGTTTGTATGTTACTGCTCCGATACCAGTGTAATATTGGAATACCCACGTCTGGAAATTGTGTGGGAGCTTTACAAGCCGGTATCCACATTTTCTGTTGAACAGTTTCTTTTTCTGCCTTTTGTTCACTTCATCCTCCCTACTGCCTTCAGCATCCACTTCCGATACCTGTCCCATTCTGCCAGGAGCTCAACATCTAATGCTTTACTCAGCTTGATGTCTTCCGGGATAATTCGATACTTCTTATTCACAAGAGCAAAATTGGCTGCCGCCTGTGCTACATTATTCTTTGTGCAGCCGGTCTTTTCTGTGACCTGTTTAGCCGTCAGAAGATTCTCAAACACTTGCTTCCCGTTCTGGTCTACTACCTTATACAGGTTCATCCTCTTTCTCATTTTCTTCCTCCAGGCAGTTTTCTCCGAATATTCGCATAAAATCTTCTCTACTGCCGATTTTCTCTTCAAACGCTTTCTGTGCAATCCGCTTTAGTGCATCGTTAACTTCCCGGTACTTATGAGCAGATATCCTGCCTTCTTTATGATGTTCTAGACACAGATGAACCGTAAGGCCACACCAGTCTGAATTATCTCTGTTTCTACTTCCGAAGAAAATATGATGATTTTCTATGTTTATATGACTTCCGCATATGTAACATCTATCTTTTCTATCTCCAGGAATAATACTTTCCCTCTTTCTTTTGCATGGATATTTCCAAGCTTTTGACCTCTTTCTTTTTTTCTTTCCCTGTTTTGGGAATTTCAAGTTATCGTAATTCATTTTCCGTGTGTCCGAATCGGACACCCTCCTTTCCCCTGCCGCATTTCTGACAGGCTCATGCGGCAGGACTGATGGGTTTATATGTTAATCGGTTTTTCGAAAACACCCTTGTTTATTCTTCTCGACAATCTTCGACAAGATTCTTGATCAATCTCAATCCTGCTGTGATTAATTGCTGTCTCATAATCTCCATGTGCGGCATCCCAGGTTCTTCTTTTTCCACTTCAAGAATTTCCCTGAGTTTTCGCTCTTCATCGTACAAATATCCCATTATTTCTGTTTCCGTTGGAATTGGGATGTCCTTCAGTTCCGGCGGCCAGGCATCTGGCATCTCGGTGGTATCACTGAAATGATCTGTGATTTTGGTATCTTCAACAAAATCGTGCTGCTTTTCGTCCGGTGTTTCCGCTACTGATTGGCAGCGTTCTTCTTCATTGAACTTAGAATCACATGGATCGTAAAGTTTCTTTGCTTCTGCAATCAACCTTCCGTACTTCATGGACACTTTTTCTTTGCCAACCTCAATCTCCAGTCCTGCGTTAAAGCTCATGAATGTATAGCCTACCTCAGGTCCGGTACATCCGTGATATCCATGCGGCGCAATCCTCTTTTGCACTGCTCTGGCAGCTTCTCCATTGTTATTGTATAGCCTGCATATTCTCATGATTGTTTTTAATTTTTCAGGATATGCCCCACAGAATGCTTTCACTGCTGCCGATATTGTGTATTCTGCATTATCCGGTGTATCTACAGGTACCATCTTGACCGGTTTCTTATGCCCATACTTCCCGATCAGGATCTTGGCAAGGGACTGCCAGGACAGCTCGTGTTCAAATACCCCTCCTGGATTAAAGGTGATCCCGGCGGTTGATCCCTGGTAATTGAGGTGTCCGTTTCGGACACGTGCTGATCCATACAAGTTCGAAAGCATGAAGATGGTCATGTTCTTGTCTTCCTGGATGATGTAGTTCTTCATGTTCTTGTTTGTGCTCTCATAGAAACGCTCAATCTGTGTCTCTGCCGGAATCTCCGTATCATCTTCCGGCGGCCGATTCTGGCCTGTTGCTGTTTCGATGGTCATCTGGCCAGGAATACCTTTCTCTGCTTCCTGCTGCCGGTACAGGTCTCTGATATCGTCCAGTGTCAGGATTCCTGTTTCTTCGTATAACTCACAGGCCTGTTTCTGATACTCTCTGTTGAGTTTGGACGCTTCATAGGCCACGGAAATCTTAATCCTGTCTTCTTCAAATTCTGACATCAGCTGTTCGCAGAGGTTTGTGCTGATTGCATGATATCTTCCCAACTGGCCACCGGATGTTCCGATCAGGTCTTTCAGGATGTCTCTTGTCTTTCCTTCCATCTGTGATTTCTCACGGAGTTCTTTCACAAGGCCTTCCATCTTGAGCGTTTCAGTCATTTTTTCCCAGTCGGATTTATCACGATAACAGTTCGCCTGGATGATCATGATCTGGCGTACTATGTCGTTTTCCTGACCCGCATCCTGTTCCAGTTTCGATTGTGTTTTATATATACATGGAACCCGGCTGAATCTGTCATTTCCTTCATTGAGCAGATCAATACAGCACTTCCGGCGGCAATGGCCGGCTATAACGTAATCCTTCCCATCCCTGTTCTCGATCAGGAGCGGTTGAAGGATCCCCAGAAGCTTGATCGACTGTTTCAGCCTTTCAAGCTTCTCTGTGTTGTAGAAGTTTTCTTCTGACGGGATCAGATCTTTTGGATTTCGGTATACGATCTTCTGGTCCTGCTGCCGGTCCGGGACTGATCTGTCATTGAGAAGTCCTTTCAGATCAAATTTCGCCATCGTCTTCATCTCCAATCATATCCAGGTACTCATTCACAAGGGTTTCATAGTCTTCTGCTGCCGCTGATCTGGGACTGTGCAGGGCTACAGGCATGCGCACGAATGTGCTCCTTGCTACTACACCGGAAAAGCGTATCTTCGTTCTCATGATCGGGTACTGTTCTTCTATGATCTCCGCTCCCTGCAGGTGCGCCTGGTTGAATTTCTGATATTTTGTTATAAAGCAGCGCACGTTCTTCAGATCCGGATTCAATTCTTCTTTTACATCATCGATCTGATCCAGAAGCTCGTTCATACCTTCCAGCGTGTTATCATCTACTTCTACCGGAATCAGGACATCGTCTGTGGCAGTCAGGGCGTTGATCACCGACACATTGATATCCGGAGCATTATCGATCACGCAGAAATCGTAATTATCGGCTACCTGCTGCAGTGCCTTTCTCAACCGGTTCTGCTGTGGGCGTACACGGTCCATGGTTACTTCCATGTTTGCAGTCAGGAGACCAAGGTTTGCTGTGATGATATCCAGATGCAGATAGTCAGTCTTGTTGATCAGTTTTTCCATATCCGGATGCCGGTCTACCATGATCCGGTCAATCCCTTCCCCATCCTGGGTACGGCGGTTCATTCCACGTGAACAGTCCCCCTGCTTGTCATTATCAACCAGAAGCACCTTGTATCCTTTCCGCATCAGTATGTATGCGATGTTAATGCTTGATGTGGTCTTGGCCACACCGCCCTTTAAATTGATGATTGCTATTGTTCTCATGATATCCTCCTTATCTTTCCTCTCCCATGCTGCATCCATCATTTTCTCTCAACTGTACAGCTGGAAGGCCAAACCCTCTACAATAGTGATATCCTGACTTTCCTTTAGCTCTGTACCTGCAGTCTTTGCAGAGTGTGATCTTACGATATCTGTTCATAAGCTGACCGGTCTGGCTCTTATCAAAGTTATTGATCTTCTCATATTCCTCCCGGATTCTGTCAGCATACTGTTGTAATCCGCAACGTCCGCATATCCTGTCCATCAAATCTCCCTGCATTTCTTCTCGAAACCAGCACAATTCATCGCAGACATATGCCATTAATTTCTCAAGGATGCCGTCTATGCCTTCGTCTTCGTTCCTTGTCTGCTCTCTGCATCCATTCTGGTTTTCCTCCGATCGGTTCATCATCAAACCATATTCCTCCTTTTTCGTCTTTGTAGTATGTAAACCGGGTACCTGATTTAGTAATGGTACCCAGACATTCCATTGTTAATATGTCCTGTTCCGGGCGCAGGCTCCAGCCCCTGCCCCAGTATTCTTCCACATTCACGGTGCTTCATCTCCTCTCGCAGCCATGCGGAATAACTGTGTTTCTCTGTTTTTGCAGAGATTTTGTGTGGATCCGGAAGCTGATTTATAGCTTTAAACAGTCTGCGCCATTCCTCTCTGTTCGCGATTGGCTTTCCTTTTGTGTCCAACCAGCCGGATCCGGCCATTTCCGTGATCTTTCCCAGGCGACTTGTAACATACAGATCGCTTATGTAAAAGCACACGTCACAGGTTCTCGTCATGTGATCCAATGCATCCACCATGGTAAGCAATATGGCCTGATGATATGTTCCAGTTACCCTTCCAAAATGCTCCCTTGTCGCTTTCCCTGTCCGGAGCTGAGTCGACAGCACATATCCGCATTTTCTTTCCACATTTCCGCGAAACCGGCTGCTTGTCTCAATAAAAACATTTACTTGCTGCATGTTAATTCCTTCTCTTTTCTGTTTTGATCAATATGTAATGTCGGTATGCGTATCCTGTTATCTTGTTTTTTCCGCATTTTACTGAGTTTGGCACGATCGCCCAGCCTTTTGGCGGCTTCGGATCTCGCGGCCTTCCATGCTTGTCCAGCAAGCTTCTTCTGTTTATCTCTTCTTTTTCTGGATCTTTGCGGATTAGATTCCTGGACGGGTGATACCGTTTCAGATCTTCCGGCTCATGATCCTGCAGCGGCTTGGTTATGTACTGTGCTAGTTCTCCAGAATCAACGTCATACACCCTTTTTGTCTGTGCATGGCCATGTTCCCAGAGTGTTTCTACCAGCAGGCCTGTGTCTGTTTCATCGTTTGACTTCCGATTGATTAAAATATGTACATGGGGTCCTCCATTCTTCCCGATTTCTAACCGGTATATATACTTCAGTTCCCATCCATATTTTTTATACTTGTCCCGGAGCTTCCGGATAAACTTTGACATATCTTTCTGCATCTGTTTCCTGGGTGGCCGTGAGCCTTTCTTGTACGTCAGCGTGAACCAGTAATCTCCTATTCCGAAATTCCACTTGATCAGCCTGCGAACATCCCTTTCCCTTTTCCATTGATTTTGCTTTGCAATTTCTTCCGGGGTAGCTTTCCGTCTTTTCTGGCGTTTCTGTCCCCTGGCACCATATCTTCCTGTATGTTTTTCTTCTACTTCTCTGGTGTTCCCACAGTCCCAGGTCTGCCTTATATACCCACACTTCATAAAAGTGTCCCTCGTCTCATCTCTAATACGTTTAATCAAGCCTGCAAGGGGATCTTGTCCCCTCAAAAAAAGGTTAAAAATATAGCGGTACATAACCGCCGGATGCTTGACTTTCCGGCTCCCTGGTGTTATATTTATGTAAACTAATTTACTCCAGGGACCGGATGATCCTGGCTCAGGTGGTGCAACACCTGAGCCTTTTTTCTTTTACCTCTTGATTTCTTCTCCAAATTTGATATACTGAAGTTGTCTTTAATTACGTGAGCCCTTTACATTTGCCGATGTGAGGGCTCTTTTCATTGCTCTGGTTCTATCTTCCAGCCATGTGATCACTATCATGGCCACGATTGTTATGCAGATGCTTCCTGTCAGGAATGTGAGTTTGTCACCCCAGTCCCAGATCGGAAGCAATGCTACTAGCTGGCCTATGACCAGACTGATGATCAGGTTCTTCTGCATCTTTATTCGTCTCCTCTACCCCACTGATTTTCTTATGTAATAATCATTGACTATCCGAGATACGTTATCTATGATCTTCTGGTTGTCTTCCGGAGTATTGTTCTTGCAGTAGTCGTCATGGATCCGGATTACTCCTCCGGATCCGTTTTTGATTTCTTTGATAACTGCCATCTAGTTCACCTCCTGTTTTATCGTATGAAGATTGTGTTTATTGTGTTTATAGAATTTTTACTACTTTGTCGAACGCTTTTTCTTGTGTTTTCGACAGTGCGCTCCTATTCTGTATATACAGGGTGCTGACACACCCGAGTACATATGGAAGGAGGGTTGATTATGCGAAGATCTCAGACACCGTTTAATGGCAAACGTTTTCTGCTTAATATCAATACCGGCGAAATTCACGACTTGGATAATGAAACAGCAGAATGCAAAATTGATAAAATTAAGCCAGAACACATTAGAATGGATAATTCTTATATGTCTTGTTTGATTTATGCAAAAATGATGGGATGCCCAAACGGAAATGGCTGTTACTATTGCCTACGGGATAAAGACGATCGGTCTTAACCCTTCCTTACGACCTGCATCATTAATCCGGCGCAGGTCTTCTTCTGTTATCTTGCTTTCCAGATGTTCTACTAAAGCTTCTGGATTATCGTGGAATCTTTTTCCAAATTCTATAATTATGCGAGCTGCAAGATCTGTATTTGTCTGTTTTAAGAGATCAAATCTGTTCATTTTTTCCACCTCTTTATAAAAATTTAAGCAAATTGTCGAACGTCTTTCATTGACTGTCGAGCTGTATGCTCCTATCCTGTAAATACAGGCACTGCCATGCCGAGTATCAAAGAAAGGAGGATCTTTATGGAAAGAAAGTATTCTGTAATTGGTTTTTGTCCAAAAGCAAATAAGGACATCAAGGTATCAGCCACATATGTCTTCAACACTAATGTATGGGAAAAAGGCATTAGCGAACTCCCTTGTTCATCTCCGTGTAAAGACGAATGTCCTATTCTCGCTTCTGCTCCAGATGAATTAAGGAGTATCTAAAACCAGTTCTATTCCATTCTCCCTGCAAAGCTCTACCATTTTATCTTTAGGAATTACACCCGATGCAAGCAGTCTACTGATTGATATGTATTGTCCTTTATATGGTTCCGGCAATGCAGGGAGCATTTTTGCGTCTAACGTAACATTCGTTGCTTTCAGTTCGATCTGTAACACAGGAAGTCCTTTGTTTTCTTTGTAACTCTGCGAAAATCTCACTCCTGCAACTCCCGGAAGCTCTTTTCCGTCAATGAGAATTTTTGTGTTTGTAATTCCATCTGTCTGAATTAATATTTGTGGTTTTCTTATGTTTTCCATCCTAATTCACCTCTTCTCTATGCTGATTCCTTCTGATCTGACAGCAGATATTCCATATTTTCCTGTATCTGTGTTTATTCCTATGTAGCATGGTATCATCCTTCAATACTGTTGTAATATCTTTCATAAAATGCTAATCAGCTTTCTCATCTTCAAACTTTATGTTTCCAATTACTTCACCGATAAGCTTCTTTGTAGAGTAAAATGTACAAACTAAAATAAGAAAAAACATTTTATGAAACCACCAGCACGCCGAAAAAACAGCTAACGTCAGCATAGATGAAAGTAGTGATATCCACACTTTCTTTGAAATAATTACCTTTTCTTCTATCTCAGACTCCTCCCTTCTGGTATTTGTTTCTGTGTTGATGTTTTACTTTAATTTTCTTTTTCCCAGTAAAATGATTAAAATTATTTGGTGTACTCATTGACTTTCCCTGCTTTCTTTCATATTCTTGTGATATAGGTACTGGCATTTCCTAATACATACAAATGAAAGGAATTCTGCTCATGAATTTACAAAAACGTATCAACGCAACTCCTCTTTCCCCAGATTGTCCTAAAAAAAGCTTTGAAATCGAACTACCAAGTCAATGTCCAATATGTGATACAGCCTATGGAGAATTTCCAAAGTCAAGTTTTTATATCTCCGATTACTCTGGGAGCTTTTTATACTCGATTTTCTTTTGCCCGCATTGTCAGCAATGTTTTATGGTAAAATACTCTACTTTTTCCGTCTCCCCTAGCTTTATAGATGCTGGACACATAGAGCACATATTTCCAAGATCTTTACGAACTACAGACTTTCCCGAACAAATAAAACAACTTTCTCCGCAGTTTGTTAAAATCTATAATCAAGCAGAACTGGCAGAAACTACTGGTTTAACCGAAATATGTGGAATTGGATACCGTAAAGCTTTGGAGTTTCTTATAAAAGATTACGCCATTCATAAAAATCCTGATTCAAGTGAAGAAATAAAGAACACACCATTAGCTAAATGTATCGAGAAATATATATCCGCAGATTCAATCGTTACACTTGCAAAACGTTCCGCTTGGATTGGAAATGACGAAACTCATTATGTCCGTAAACACGAGGAGTTTAATTTCACCGATATGAAAAACTTTATAGAAGCTACTCAATATTTCATTTCGATGGACCTTGTTGTTGAAAAAGCATCAGCTATCTCGCCAAAATAGCTTATTCATCAAGAGTTTTAAAATCTATTGCCAGTTCAAAATTTTCCAGCCGATTGATTGTCTCCCGCAATTGATCGGCTTCTTTTTTTGCCTGTTTTATCAACTTTTTGAACTCCGGCAAATTCATAACTTCTATATGAAGTCTCCCTGTTCCTACTTCAGTTTTTTTTGTGTAATATCCTTCTATCTCTCTTCACCTTCTTTTCTATAGTTGTGTTTATTCCTATGCAGTTTTATTTAGTTGAGATATTCTCAACTTTATGAGTAAAAAAATAAGCGTGTATATCTGAAAACGGAATTTCCAATGCGTGTATCGCATTTTCCATTTCGTCTTGCCCCCAGTCCACGACATTATTTAACTTATTGCTTACCGAAACCTCTGACAGTCCTATATTCTTTGAAAACTCCGCTTGTGTTCCAAACTTTTCTTTTATACGGCCTCTCAGTTTCCTGTAATCATAAGGCATGTTCTTTCACCTCCTTGCGTTGAGTTTTTCTCAACTGTATTTATAATAGCATTGCCTTACGCTCGTGTCAATGTATTTTTTAAGTTTTTCTCAATTCTTTTAAATAATTATTGATATTTTCTCAACCCTGTTTTATAATGCTATTAAAGAAATCTTTAAGGAGGATCATAACGCCTTGAATAAAGTTGAAATAAAAGAGCGAATAAAGCAGGGGCTGGAGCTTCGTGAAATAACTCAGAGTCAGCTTGCTTCAAAAGCAAACATTGATAAAGGTCAATTAAGTTCTTATATATCTGGGAAATATAAACCACGTCAAAATAATATAGATGCTCTCGCTGCTGCATTAAATGTTAATGAGGCCTGGCTTATGGGATTTGATGTTCCTATGGAGAGAGTTTCAGATAAGGTGAAATCCTTTCAGACAGCTCCAAAGTCTGCTCAATGCAAGGAAATCATTGAAGTATGCGAACAGCTTACGCCACACAACCAGAGAAAAGTTTTCACATATTCAAAGAACCTTCTCTCCACCCAACAGATGGAGGAAGATCTTCTCGCTGCTCACGTTAGAACTGATGTAGAACAAACACCTGAAGGTGTTCAGCATGATCTGGATATTATGAACGATGATTCTCAATGGGAATAGAACATATCCGATCGGACTGACAGATACTTTGACAATATAATATACTTACCCAGGGAACTGTTGGGGCGTTATGTCAGCCGCCGGACACTTCTGTGAAAGGAGGCTGGTGCTGATGGTTACATACAATGATTTATTTACTTTTGTAATTATGCTTTGTGCAGTCACAACTCTTGTTATCACTTTTATGCATAAAAAATAGCGCCCTCGTCCTGGTAAGATAAGGCGCTATTTTTAACAATTACTCTTGCCGGCGGTCAGGTGTACGCTGACCAACGGTTCTCTTGTTAAGTATATTATACAAAGTGTTAAAATATTTGTCAAACCATATTTTACCTTAAAACTATTACAGTAAGGAGGGGTTTTTGTGTTTAATGCTTCGGAAAATGTACAGGTTATTGCAGCAAAAGCATTGGATGATATGATGATGCTTCTCACTTTTTCAAATGGTGAACAGCGACTTTTTGATGCTTCCTTATTAAATGGCCCTGCTTTCGCTCCATTAACTGATGAAAAAATATTCAAAGACTGCAAAATCGTAGATGGAGTTGTCACCTGGATGGACGAAGATATTGACTGTGCTCCTGAATATATGTACGAGCATAGTTATGCGTATCCGTCCTTAAAATCCGCAATTTGAATTAAAAGGACTGATTTATTTGACCTACGAACAACTTTTAACTACTGCCGATCAGGCCGGTCTTACGGTAAAAGAACGTCCACTTCAAAAACATGATGGTCTGATCCGGGGCAATCGCATTGCTATTCGAAAAAGTATTGACACTCAGGCTGAAAAGTCCTGTGTGCTGGCTGAAGAACTTGGTCATCACTACACTACTACTGGTAATATTCTAGATCAATCAACTAATGTGATGAACCAGAAGCAGGAATACCGTGCCAAACTTTACGGCTATAACCTCCGGGTTGGCCTGATCGGGATCATCAATGCTTATGAGGCCTGCTGCCGGAATCTTCACGAAATGGCTGAGTATCTGGAAGTGCCGGAGGATTATCTCACTGAGGTGATTGACTGCTACCGTTCCAAGTACGGACGGTATGTTGCTGTGGATAATTATATGATTTACTTTATTCCACGGTTGGCAGTGATGAGAATTGATAATTTATAAAGGAGGGTATATTTATTTGGATACACATGGAAATTATAGATATTGGAAATCGTGGACAGATTTATAAAGGAGTGTGATCTTTATGTCTAATGTAAAAGAACGGATTCTTGGTGCAGTTACAATTATGAGCGAAGAGGATGCAGAAAAAGTCTGGAATTTAATTCAGAGTTCTTTCGCTCTCAGTAATGCAAAATAAGTTGCGCCTGGTCCTGATGAGCTCGCTGCTTTGAAAGCTTACGCTTCCGGAGATCCTGATTATCAGCCTTCTCTTTCTCACGACGATGTTATGAAAGAACTTGGATTACAATAGAATTTGACCGCTCACTTATACTGAGAATCGTAAAGATCTGATATCCGTACTTTCATCACTGCTGCCAGACGTTCCATATTGTCCATCGTAGGTGAATACGTTTCATTCTTTCTGGTTGTATTTTGAAATAAGGGGTTGACATATCTGTCTATTTTGCGTAATATAAATATGTAATCTTCATGATTACGCAATGCGAATGATATCGTCACTTATGTGACCAATTAAAGACAGCGTACCCCTAGCAGTAGCCCTCCCACTATAAGGGAATCGGCCAAGCTAGGGGTATTTTCGTAAAGGAGTACTTATGAAAGAGAAAATTTATTCAGAAAAACCTATTATACGTACTGCAATTTTAGTAGATGGTGGATTTTATCGTAAACGGGCATATTATTATTTTGGTGAAAAAACGCCTGAACAACGTGCCAAAGAATTGAGTGATTATTGTTATCTTCACTTAAAGCACAAACATGAATATCGCTATTTATATCGTATATTTTACTATGATTGCCCACCTATTGAAAAAAATGCTTATCATCCTCTCTTAAAGCGAAGTATTAATCTTGGAAAAACTGATGAATACGCCTGGACAACTGCTTTTTTTAAAGAATTGAAGCATCAGCGAAAATTTGCTTTACGTTTGGGACGTATGAGTGAAAACCAAGTTTATTATAATTTAAAATTTGATGCTGTAAAAAAATTATTAAATGGTTCTATAAGTATAGACCAGCTCAAAGAATCTGACTTTTCAATCAATCTTGAGCAAAAAGGGGTTGATATGAAAATTGGAATCGACATCTCCTCTCTTGCTTATAAGAATCAGGTTGATCAGATTATTTTAATTTCTGGTGACAGCGACTTCGTTCCTGCCGCTAAGCAAGCACGTAGGGAAGGTATTGATTTCATCTTAGATCCAATGGGAGCTACTATCAAAGATGATCTCTTCGAACATATAGATGGAATTCAATCACAGCTTTCAAGATTTATAAACACTGATAAAAGACAAGATTGATTTAATAAAAAACCGGCTCCTGCGCCAACAGGAACCGGTATGTAGCTTCCGAAGATGCTACTCATTTCGCAAAAATATTGTATCATCTTCGGAGCGGCTGCACAATCAGAACGTTTGTGTGGTCGTTATTTTTGTACCCTTTTTTACATATTTTAAACCGAGGTGATATTATGGAACTTTTAAATGTATGTATCTACCTGCGTAAGTCCCGTGCTGATCAGGAGGCTGAAGCCAGGGGCGAAGGTGAAACTCTCGCCCGGCATGAGCGGATTCTGCTGGATCTTGCAAAAAAGCGTGGCTATAATGTAGGGGCGATCTATAAAGAGATTGTTTCCGGTGAGACGATTTCTGCAAGGCCTGTTATGCAACAACTTCTTCGGGAAGTTGAATCCGGTATGTGGGATGGCGTCCTTGTTGTTGAAGTGGAACGTCTGGCCAGAGGCGATACCATTGACCAGGGTGTTGTTGCCAGATCTTTCCAATACTCCAACACATTAATCATTACTCCACTTAAAACTTACGATCCAAACAACGAATACGACGAAGAGTATTTTGAATTCGGACTTTTTATGTCCCGGCGTGAATACAAGACCATTCGCCGCCGTCTCACTGCGGGTCGCGAATCTTCTGCAAAAGAGGGGAAATATTGTGGCAGTAAACCGCCTTACGGATATTCCCGTGTAAAACTTGTTGGTGAAAAAGGGTGGACGCTGCAGCCTGTTCCTGATCAGGCAGAGATCGTTAAGCTCATATTCCATTTGTATGTCCACGGAGTGGCAGGTGAGCGAATTGGAATGGCTAAGATCTGCCGTAAATTAAATGATTCCGGAATCAAGACCATGGATGGTGGCCTATGGACCATTTCTCGTGTGCAGGCAATCCTCAGAAATCCAGTATATGAAGGAATGATACGATGGAACAGTCGGAAAGCAGTAAAGCATATAAAGGATGGGCAAATAACTATCTCCCGTCCTTTCGCTCAGGATTATATTCTTGTCAAAGGCAGGCATCCTGCTATTGTATCAAGGGAACTCTTTCAGCAAGCTCAAGATATCGTAAACAAAAATCCTGCACGGCCGCTTAACTCTTTGCATGTTCTTCGTAACCCTCTTGCCGGTATTGTTCGTTGTGGAAAATGTGATCATGTTATGACTCGTAAATCCCCTAACGGAAGACAGGGTGATCTGATCCGGTGCCCATACAGTTCTTGTAGCAATATAAGCAGCAAGCTTCCTCTTGTTGAAAAAGCTCTTCTTGACGGAATCCAAGAGCTTGTAGATGGCTACAGACTAAATAACAGTGTTTCCGATCAGAAGTATTCTCTTTCTATTTCTGAAAGAGAAAAAATGATTCAAGGAAAATTAAAAGAAATTGATATTTTAAAGAAAAGGAAACAAAGGCAGTACGATCTTCTTGAACAGGGAATTTACTCCACGGAAGAATTTCTTGAACGCTCCCGTGCTACTGCTGCCGAGCTGTCTGCCTGCGATGCAGTAATTCTTTCTCTGAAGCAAGAAATTGAACATGAACAGGAACTTCAGTTTCAACGTTCCTCTTTTATTCCCAAGTGCGAGGATCTTCTCGCAAATTACTGGACGTGGGATACCTCTACAAAGAATCGATTTCTCCGTGAATTGATAGAAAAGGCTGTTTATACTAAAAACGCAAAAAATACATGGAAAAATGGCGATGACATCTCTTTTACTTTAGATATTTATCCGAAAATCCAGCAAAAGTAAGTGTGGGTAGCCTTTATGCACCCACACATTGGCACGTATCGTGTCCTCCGGCCAAGTTGCGTAGATCTCACTGCTGGCCACGTTTTTGATATAATCCTTATATCTTACATAATAATCCTGTGCAGAGGTATCCCCTATTGGCCCGTCGTGGACTACGATATACTCCGGGATCACCACTTTGTTTAATACGATCTCGCCGGTTTCATTTATCGGCTTGATCTCTGCTTCCGGATTTTTGGGAGGATATTCCCCAAAAAGCGTATGGGGTCCGATGACGATCCGCTGATAGTCCTCTCCACTACCCTGCTGTCTGCTAAGGGATGCTCCCTGCCTGGCAATGGAATGGGGAAGAACTTCTGTCCCGGCAACTTCTTTTGGTGTAAAACCCTCTGCACTGATCCGAACTGTATATTCTGCATAAGGCTGCTGCTCCACCGGTTTCATGCTGTATTCCAGTGGAGGAGCTGCCAGCTCCAGCATGGGCGTTTTTCCGGAGGAATCCGTACGGACTTCTTCGATCACATTATCCGGGACTCCTGTGTACGAGATCCGCACTGCAGCATTTTCCACAGGACGGTTACTGGCACTGTCCAGCACCGTCACCTGCAGCTGTCCCTGATCCGGCATATCCTGCTGCATGGAAATATAAGAATGATTTTTCAT